TAAGCGCACCAGCATCAAGATTTGCCTCCAGAACAATTGTCGAATCAATGCTAGGGCCAACTTGGGGCAGTGGACTATCAACATTTATTGCTGCTAGTAATGCTATAACCAGCAAGGAGCCAATGACTGAAGCAGATGGCAGAGCATTGCGTAGACTCTTGCCTTACCAGAACTATACAGTGCTGAAAGCAGTAGAAAGATTAGCCGAGTAGCTGTATATTTTTTAACCAATTTTTAGTATAATCAACCCAATTCAAACAGGAAATTATTATGTCAATTACAACCAATAACCCATTCAAAGGTGTAGGTTCAAACCTTACAGGCGCAGTAGTAGATATGCAGCCAGTCACTCCGAGCGATGGCTCTGTATTTGCTGATGGCGTTGTAGCTATTGGCCTGTACATCACTGTTGGCGGTGCTGTTAAGTTCAAGACTGCTCGTGGTGAAGACCGTACCGTTACTGTTCCAGATAACTTTTACTTGATTTGCTCATGCCAACAAGTATTTGCTACCGGCACTGCTGCAACAGGCATACACGCACTGGTGTCTTAAATGATTGGCATTGGCGCTACATTATTTAAAAGAGCAGTCATGGGGAGTCGAGGGTTTAGTCCTTCGGCTCTGTTTGCTAATGGTGAGCAGGGTGCTTGGTATGATCCCTCTGACTTGTCCACGTTATTCCAAAGCTCAGATGGAACAGTAGCCGTTTCTGTTGGCGACCCTGTTGGGTATATGGCCGACAAGTCTGGTAATGGTAATCACGCTATTCAAGCAACAAGCGCAAAGCGTCCAATCCTCAGAAACAGTGGCAGCATTTATTGGCTAGAGTATGCAAGCCTTCAGTCGAGCTGCTTAAAAACAGGCGACATTGACTTTACTGCTACTGACTCTATGACAACTTGTGTTGGCGTTCAGAAGGATGATGACGATACTGCATCTATTGTTGAGCTATCAGCTAATGTTGGCGCGAACACTGGCGTATTTAGATTGGCATCTGTGTCTACCAACTGGCGATACATTTCTAAAGGCACATCTAATGTATCTATTGATGCTACCGGATATGGTGCAACAACTAAGAATGTTGTTACAGGGTACAGTGACATATCTGACCCTAGCTCTTTCATCCGTGTTGATGGCGTTCAGAAAGCTACATCCACCTCTAGTCAAGGTTCAGGCAACTTTGGAACTCACCCTTTAAATGTTGGTGCTAGAGCTAACGGATCATCTGCTGTTTTAGATGGAAACATATATGGTTTGATTATTCGTAATGTTGTCTCAACCGCAGAAGAGATTGCATCAACAGAAAGCTATATGGCTTCTAAGACTGGGGTGACTATCTAATGAATATTTTTGCAACAGTTATTGTGGCTAACAAGAACAAAGCTGCCGCACAGAACTTGCTTACAGAAGAGTTTTTTAACTGCAAATTAAAAAAGGGAATCAGGATTTACTGGATTAGCTCAGGGCCATTCCTAGCTTCTGAGTATCAAGCCTTGGTTGATAGCGATCTTGCCTATCACATAGCCACTGAAAATGAGCCTAAAAGCATTATTGACAGCTTAGGTTTAACAATCGTACCTGTCGAGGATTAAGAATGAGTGTTACCGGCTCCACTACTAGGAATGACTACAGCGCATCTTCTGGGCAAACTGTATTTGCCTATACATTTCAGATTCTTCTTGGAACAGATTTAAAGGTAATCCAGAACGGAATCACTTTAACCATAGATAACGACTACACTGTATCTGGTGCTGGCGTATCTGGTGGTGGAAACGTAACCCTTACATCCGGTGCTTCTGGCGGTGATACAGTTAGTATTTTGCTTGCCATGCCTATAGACCGCACTACCCAGTATCAGAATGCTGGTGACTTCTTGGCCTCAGATGTTAATGGCGACCTTGATAAAAGCTACATTGCACTCAATCAGTTGCAGACTGATGTTAGCAGGGCGGTGCGACTCAAGGATCAAGATCAATCAGTTGACCTAGAGCTTCCACTTGTGTCTACAAGGGCAAACAAGTTCCTAAGATTTAACTTTGATGGATCAGTTGACGTAGCTACCGGAACCCCTGGCGCACCATCAACAACAGATGACATTACATACAACTCAGGTGAAACAGGCTCAACTCAAAGAACCCTGACCAGTAGGCTTCAAGACTTTCTCTTGGCTACAGATTTTGGCGTAGTGGGTGACGGAGTTGCTGACGATACTACTGCGGCTAGGAATTGTATTCTTGCGGCAATAGCTAACGACAAAGTTGCATACTTCCCCGAGGGAGACTACAAGATAACAGCCAACATACTTGATTACAAAAAGCTGGTAGATGGCGGAAAGTCCCCGAAGATCGTGGGAGCTGGCAGAGGTTTAACGAAGTTTACAATATCTGGAACGCAGACTGATTACGTATTTAGCATTTATGGCGACACCACTTCTTACGGAAGTTCCTCTCACCCTTCTGGCATACTGCTCCAAGGCTTTAGCGTCATTGGTGATGATGACGATAGCGTTGTTCAAAACATATTTGATCTAGCTATGATTAGCTATTTTACCATCTATGACGTAAATACTTTCCAGTGTAGTGGTGTCAACTTGCGTATGCGTGAGTGTTGGGAAGGTCATATTGGATTGAAAGCTATCAGGGGTGGTGCAGAGAATGTATACCCTATAGTCTGTGACTACTACTTCCTTGATAAAAAGTCTGACAGTGCGTGTAACAACTTGCACTTTGGTAAAGACTTCCAGTGTGAAGCTCCTCCTTGGTCTGCTATGTTCTGGGGTCGTAATACTCGCAAGGTTATGATGTCAGGCAAGATACACCCTAGACGTAGCCTAACGTACACTGTCCCAGCTATTGTAATGCAGGGAGCTACAAACAACACTATGGTTGGTGCGAACATATCTTGGAAAAATGTTAAGTCAATCCGTATTGAAGATAGTCCCGCAGGTACAGACTCCAATGGTAGCTACCCAAAATACAGTGCCAGTGAAAATGTCTTTATTGGCAACACAATCGCTGGTGGCTTTGAGCTAAAGAACTCTTGTCGACGTAACACCATTGCTTACAATGTTGGTGGTATACCGCAAATAAAAGACAACTATGATGCAACAGCAGGGCAAACAGTATTTGCTTACACCTTCTTGGCTGACGATGCTAAGAATGTTCAGGTTCTTCAAAACAATGATGAGCTAGAGTTTGAGACTGACTACACTTTATCAGGCATTGGCGATGAGGGTGGCGGTAATGTTACCTTGCTTGTTGGTGCGGCTGAAGGAGACAGTATTAGTATTCGTCGAGTAGAAGAAGAGTTTGTTGACATTCAGGGTGGCGTTGACAACATTGTATTTGGCAATAACTACTCTGGCCCAGGAACTGACCTCAAGTATGTTGCTGGTACTAATATGCTTCCAATTGAGTTTAATGGTAGAAGTACAGTCGCTACATTTAACTCTCGTGATGCAAGAGCAAGGGTTGAATTTGAAGACGACACTGGAATGTGTAGAGTCGGAACTCTAGCTGGTAAGCTATTATTAGAGGCAGACCCACTTGATTCAACGGCAGATACCAAGATTGGACTTAGGGTCGATGGCGTAGAAAAAGCCAAGGTTGATAATAACGGTCTTGAAGCCGCTGATGGTAAGTTTACAGCAAGCCTCACAAGAGGAACGTCAGGTTGGTATACTGGCTCCGGTACTCCTGAAGGTTCTGTTGCTGCCGTTGTAGGTTCTATCTACACACGGACTGATGGCGGAGCAAACACAACTTTCTATGTAAAAGAATCTGGCACAGGCAATACCGGCTGGGTCGCTAAATAAACTAACTAACGAGAAGTATCATGGTCGAAGAGACAAAGGAAGCAATGGATATAGCAGCAGCATCAACCGGAGTATTAGCACTGGCAGCATGGTTGCCTCCTGTGGCATCACTGTTTACAATAGTGTGGTTAGGTTTGAGAATCTATGAGTCAGATACAGTCCAAGGACTGTTAGGAAGGAAGTAATGATCGAGAAGTTTATAGCACCTGTCACCAAACTACTGGACAAGTTCATACCCGATGCGGATACCAAGCAGAAGATCGCCCACGAGATTGCAACAATGTCTGAACGCCACGCGCAGGAAATCGCACTGGCTCAGATCGAAGTCAACAAGGCAGAAGCAAAAGGAAACTGGTTCCAAGCAGGATGGCGACCAGCTACAGGCTGGGTGTGTGTTGCAGGGTTCGCAGTAAACTTTCTGCTCTCTCCACTCGCATCAGCCATCGACGTTACAATACCACAGGCTGACACATCGACCATGTTGCCTGTACTGATGGGTATGTTAGGATTAGGAACAATGAGAACTTACGAGCGAATGAAAAAATAGTTTACTTTTTGGCACATATACGTACCATTAGTACGATAATTGAGCATTATATAAACCAATTGAAACAATTGAACCAAGGGAAATAACATGGGTAAAGTAACTAACCTACGTCCCAACCTACAAGAGCTATGTGAAGAGTACGATACTATTATAGTAATAGGTGTAAGCGATGACCAAGTACAGATTGTATCTAACATGGAAGACCCAGACATCCTATACAATATGGAAGTCGCTAAGTCAGAACTGATCAATGCCTACTTCACTACAGAGATACACTGATGCAGATGCAATACTTCGACATCAAAGAGTTTGATTGCCAAGAGACTGGCACTAACGAAATGAGTCCCTTCTTCCTAGAGAAGCTAGACTACCTGCGTCATCAGTGTGGCTTCCCCTTCAAGATTACCAGCGGATACCGAGACCCCTCTCACTCCATTGAAGCACGTAAGACCAGACCAGGAACCCATGCTAGGGGTATTGCTGCTGACATACACATCAACAGTGGCTCAGAAGGTTATGTGATTGTGCGCGAGGCTATGAAGATGGGGCTAGGCGGAATAGGTATTGCCAAGAACTTCATTCATGTAGATATGCGTGACACTGTGCAGGTTATCTGGACTTACTAATCGAGAAATGTCCGGTTAGTTA